CGAAATTTCCGCGGACATAATGCGCGCGTCCTGGTCATGGACGAAATTGACGACATGAAAACGGTTAAGGACGGCGATCCGATTGCGCTTGCTACGCGCCGGACATCGCAGTTTGCCGACCGTAAGATTATCACCGGTTCAACGCCGGTCTTGAAAGAGACGAGTCGCATCATTGCGCAATACGAAAATTCCGACAGACGGATTTTTGAAGTTCAATGTGTTGAGTGCAACGAATTCAGCGAGATCCTTTGGGGTGACATCAAGTGGCCGGAGGGCGAGCCGGACAAGGCTGCCTGGTGGTGCCCGAAATGCGGGTGCGCGGTTGAACATAAACACAAGTCAACAATGGTTGCGCGCGGCCGGTGGGTAATTACCAAGCCGGAAATCAAAGGGCATGCCGGCTTCAGAATAAACGCGCTGTCCAGCCCGTTGCCGACGGCCGATTGGGGCTTGTTGGCTAATGAGTGGGTGGCTGCGCAAAAAGATCCTGGCTTGCTGCAGGAATTCACCAACACGGTGCTTGGCGAGGGTTGGGAAACCGCAAGCGATAGGATTGATGAACTTGAACTGCAGGCGAGCGCGGAGGAGTTTGGCGTTGGTCCGCCGTCCGGCCGCGTTGGCGATGGGCCGCATCCGTTCCCTGAGGAAGTGCTTGCCATTACAGTCGGCATTGACATGCAGGACGACCGCGGCGAGCTGACATACGTGGGGTGGGCGGAGAGCGGCCAGCATTTCGTTTTGGATCACGATGTCATTTATGGATCGTATGAAACGAATGAATTCTGGACTGATATCGATTCCATGATCCGGCAAAGATGGCACCACCCGCTTGGCGGGTTTATTGGCATCGATGCGGTCGCGGTTGATTCGTCGTCCGGCAACCATATGCCGTTCGTTTACGAATTCGTTCGCCCGCGTGTCCGACGCAAGATTGTCGCCATTAAAGGCGAGGGCGGACGGCGCAAGTTTATTGAGCGTTCCAAGACCATGAAGAAGGATCCGCTTTGGATCGTCGGCGTTGATGCGATCAAAGACACGATTTTCAATCGCGTCACGCATGGCGGGATTTTTCGTTTTTCGAAGGATTTGCCGGAGGTTTGGTACGAGCAGTTTACGGGCGAGCAGGCTGTGATCAAGATTGATCGCGGCCAGCGCATTCGCAAATGGATACCCGTGCCGGGGCGCCGCAACGAGGCGCTTGACTGCGTGGTGTACGCAATAGCCGCCAGGGAATTGGTGTCAGTCAACTGGCAGCAACGGCGGGATCAACTGAATGACGGGGCGACGATTGGAGCCGTGGTGCAAACCGCGGTGAAGGCGCCGGCGCGTGTTCGTGAATCAGGGTGGCTTTGATGGCTGAAATTGACGACGAGATTGCCGCCATCAAAGCGGCTATTGCGCAGGGCGCACGCAAGGTTGTTTTTCGGTCTGGCGGTACGCACCGCGAGGTTGAATATCATTCTTTGAAAGACATGCGCGATTACCTATCCTCGCTTGAGGCGAAGAACGGTACGCGCCGTAGGGTTACGCTAGCAGCGTTTTAGGGGGCGGCATGAAACAAACGGTATTAGACCGGGCGATCGGACGGGTCGCGCCGGCCGCCGGCGTTCGCCGTCTCAAGCAGCGCGCGGCCATGGACATTCTGGCGCGGGCCTATGACGGCGCGGCTATGGGCCGGGGCAATCAGTCATGGCGCACACAGTCAACGTCGGCTGATGCGGAGATCGCGTCAAGCGTTCGGGTGTTGCGGGATCGCATGCGTGATCTTGTGCGGAACAATCCGCACGCAGCAAATGCGCTTTCGGTGTTGGTAACGCATTCGGTCGGCGACGGCATTGTGCCGCGCACGAAAGACAAAAAGGTCAACGACCTTTTTCAGAAATGGATGAAAGAATGCGACGCGGACAGCCAGCTTGATTTTTACGGAATTCAGGCGTTGGCGGTCCGCGGCATGTTGGAGTCCGGCGACGGCATTGTGCGCAAGCGCCGCCGGTTGCCCGCCGATAAAATGACGGTGCCGCTAAAACTGCAGGTGCTTGAGGCCGACATGATCGACGCCAGCAAGGAGGGTACGCTTTCGGGTGCCCGCCATGCAATTCAGGGCGTCGAGTTTGATCGGCTTGGCAACCGCGCGGCTTATTGGATGTATCAGTCGCACCCCGGCAACACGCATTTTGATGCGCGGTTTTCGGTTGAATCAAAGCCGATTCCGGCCGGCGATATCGCGCATGTCTATGAACTGCAGCGGCGTCAAGTCCGCGGCACGCCGTGGGGCACGCCGGCGATTACCAAGCTTTACGACCTGGACAAATACGAGGACGCCGAAATGACGCGCAAGCGTTTGGAGGCGTGCGCTGTCGGGGTGGTGACGGGCGGCGATGATGATGGGTTAGGCTTGTCGTCTAGCCCGGAGGACGCGCTAAAGACACCAGGCGTTTACGATTCGACGGGCGCGGTCGTCGAGCGGTTTGAACCGGGGATGTTTTTGCACGCGCACGGCGGCAAGGAGATCAAGTTCAACAGCCCCGCCGCGGTTGATGGTTATGACGCTTGGAAGAACTCAAACCTGCATACGATCGCAGCCGGGTTCCGCATTCCGCATTCGCTTTTGTCGGGCCGTCTTGATGGCGTGAATTACTCGTCAAGCAAGGTCGGGCTTGAACATTTCAAGCGGACGATTTCGGGGTTGCAGTGGAACTTCATTATTCCAATGTTGTGCGAGCCGTTGTGGCAATGGTTTCTTGAGGCCGCGTTTTTGGCTGGCAAGATCGATAGCATGGATCACCCGGCCAAATGGTCGCCGCCGCGTTTCTACAGCGCGGATCCTGCAAAGGATATAGCGGCATTGGTTGCGGAGGTCCGCGCCGGGTTCAAGCCGCAAGGCGCGGCGATTGCCGAGTTGGGTTACGACCGCGACGAAATCTTTGCGGAATACGATTCCGACATCAAGGAAATCGACCGGTATGGCCTGGTGTTCGATACGGACCCGCGGAAAATGTCTGGCAACGGTCAGGCGCACAGCGTCGTTGACGCCGGCGAAGCGGCGTATAAACCGCCGGATAAGGTGAAAAAATGACAAGCAAGACAATCAGCCTGCCGAAATTCGGCAGGGCCGCCGAGGTGCGGTCGGCGTCCTTTGATGAATCGGCGAATACCGTCGATGTAGTCTGGACGACCGGCGCCGCGGTACGGCGTCATTCATGGCACCACGGCGTGGATTATCAAGAAATCCTTGAAGTCACGCCGGATGCCGTGCGGCTTGAACGGCTAAACGCCGGCGCCCCGTTTCTTAATTCCCATGCGGACGATGATGTAAAACACATCATCGGTTCGGTTGTTCCTGGGTCAGCGAGGATGGAAGTCGGCAAAGGCGTCGCCACCATCAAGTTGTCAAGGGCGTCGGAAGATGCCGGCGTGGTTATGAAGATCAAGGATGGCATCATCCGCAATGTTTCCGTCGGCTACAAAATCCACAGGGTCGAAAGAACGATCCATGGGGATGGCGAAGACGAGGAATGGCGCGTGGTTGATTGGGAGCCGATGGAGATTTCCGCGGTGCCAATTCCAGCCGACGCCGGATCACAGATTCGCAAGGATGAGCGCGAGCTTATCGAATGCGAGTTTGTCACTGAAACCGAGCCCGACGAACCGACGGGCGAACAAGTGGAGGGCGCTTTGAGCGAACCTACAGACACCGTCGAAAACGTCGAGAACGTCGAGACAGCCGTGCAGATTGAACCAACCGTAACCAATGAATCGGAGGATGCCCGCGTGGCTGATCTAGAAGTTGAAACCCGCGCGGCACCAGCCGCCGACAAGCCGGCCGCCATTGACAGCGCGCGCGCCGCTACCGAGGCCGCTACCCGCGCCGTCGCCGATGAACGCAAGCGTTCCGCCGCGATTAACGAGGTGGCTAGCCACTTCGGCGAGGCTGAATTTGCACGCTCGTTTATAAACGACGGCAAGTCGGTTGATGAATTCCGCACCGCGCTGCTTACGCACCTGGCGGCCAAGGAACCTGTGATTGATGGGAATGTGCGCGTGAGCGTTGGAACCGAACACGTTGAAAAGCGCGCCGCCGTCATTGAATCTGTGATCATGCACCGCGTCGACCCGGCCGCGAACAAGCTGCCCGAAGGCGCCGGCGAATTCCGTGGCATGTCCCTGGTTGATATGGCCCGCGATATGCTGGATGCCAACGGCGTCAAGACCCGCGGAATGTCCAAGGTCGAGATTGCATCCGAGGCGCTTTCGCAGCGTGCCGGCGGCATGCATTCCACGTCTGACTTCACGGTCATCCTTGGCAATACCGTCAACCGCACCCTGCGCGCGTCCTACGAGGCCGCCCCGCAGACGTTCCGCCCACTTGTGCGCGAAACTACCGTTTCGGACTTCAAGTCCGTCACACGGGCGCAGCTTGGCGAGGCGCCACAGCTTGAGAAGGTGAACGAGCACGGCGAATTCAAGCGCGGCACGATCGGCGAGGGCTCGGAAACCTACAAGATCGCGACATTCGGTAAGATCGTCGGCATCACACGCCAGGCGCTTATCAATGACGATCTTGGCGCATTCAGCCGCCTTGCGCAGATGTTCGGCGTCCAGGCCGCACAGCTTGAAAGCGACTTGGTTTGGTGGCAGATCCTGTCCAACCCAACCATGGGCGATGGCGTTGACCTGTTCCACCTTGCGTCGCACAAGAACTTGCAGACAGCGGCAACCTTTGCCAAGGGCACGCTTTCGAAGATGCGCACAGCGATGGCCAAGCAGGTTGGTTCGGACGGCAAAACCGTTCTGAATATCCGCCCGTCGTTCTTGATGATTCCGGTTGAACTTGAGGATACCGCCGCTGAATTGCTGCGATCCACGCGTTACCCGGATGCAGTTGCGAATGTTGTCGCCGATAGCCTGAAGGCGCTGACCATCATCAGCGAACCACGCATCGACAACGGTATCAACAACAAGTCCGTTGGCGCCGTTGTTGCTGGTTCCGCTACATCGCATTACCTCGCGGCTTCGCCGGCGTCGACCGACACGGTTGAGCTTGCATACCTTGAGGGCAATCGCGGCGTCTATACCGAATCCAAGATGGGCTTCAACACCGATGGCGTTGAAATCAAGGTCCGCATGGATGCCGGCGCCAAGGTTATCGATTGGCGCGCGTTCCAGAAGAACGCCGGCGCGTAATCGGCTTTTGACAATGGGCGGCCATAGCGCCGCCCACCCCATTTCAAGGAGACAATCATGAAATCTTTTATCCAGCCGGGTGACGTGCTTACCGTCGCAGCACCGGCGGACGTCGCAAGCGGCGTTGGCGTTCTCGTCGGCGGCATCTTTGGCGTTTCGGCTTATGCCGCTGCGTCCGGCGATCCGGTCGAAATCAAGACAACCGGCGTTTACGAACTCCCGAAAACGTCGGCGCAGGCGTGGGCAACCGTTGGCCTGGCGATCTATTGGGACAACAGCACCAAGGCGTTGACCACAGTGGCGTCAACCAACCCGCTCGTTGGCGTCAACGTCGAGGTTGCGGCCAACCCGTCCGGTGCCGGCATTGTTCGCCTTAACGGTACGTTTGCCGTTCCGTCGACAGTCCAGATTACCTAATGAAGAATGGGGCGACCATGAAGAAATACAAAGTCTTGATCGATACGTGGGTTGATGGCCGCCCCGTTTTTGCTGGCGCAATGGTGCCCCTTTCCGCTGAGGCGGCCGAGGGGTATCGCCGCGCCGGTTTGATTGAGGGCGGCGCGCCGGTTGCGCGGGTTATGGCCGATCCGATCGCAGATCCGATTGTAACGCGGGCCGACAAGCGAACCGGAAAGCAAAAATAAGATGGTGAACTGGCGCGCGCTTGAGGCGAATGTTGATGCCAAGGTCGGCGCGACTTTCGGCGAGAATATTCGCCTTTCATTTATGAAAAACGGTGTGGCCGACCCCGGCCGCCCGGCGATTGATATTGATTGCGAG